GGTGACATTGGAGGTTTTGGAGAGTACCTTTCTTTTCTCCTAGACTTCTCCAGTTCTTCTCTTGTTTTGGAGTCCTTGTAATCTTTAACGACTCCTACTTTCTCTATCTTCTCAACTCTACGTACCCATTGAGGAGACGGATAATAATTTATTTTGTCAATCATCGAAAAATCCTCGAGGCTTTTGGCAGGTGCATTTCTTACACCCACACTGTTGAGACTTATCAGTCATTCCAACTCCTGTTTCATCAGGACAGTCAGGTCGATAGCAGTGACACCTATGGCCACAATTGCAATATCGTTCCTCTTCAATCATCTTCAAACTCCACTAACATTTGTTCTATTCTTTTCCGTTGCTCTTCAATCTTATCTGACTGCTTTTCAATCTCCACAAATTGTGCATCAAGTTCACTTAGAACCTTTGGTTTTGGAAACTCTATTATATTGTTTGTCATTTTCGACACCCAGTTTATTAAAATTGGATTTACCATTCTACTTAGTCTTTATCCACCTATATCCGGCATAAACGAATAATCCCAGAACACAGATAAAAAATAGAACACCCAGTTCCATCATCAAATCCCCACTGGTATTATCTATGACAATTCCGCTTGTGCTGACTTCTATTCGACAATCATCACAGTTCTCTAGTGCTTCTGAAGGAGTCATTAGAGTTGCTCCCTCTAAGTGGCCATCTACGTGGCTGTTTGGTTTCAAAGTATGTGGCATTATGTTACTAACTCCGTAAAAAATCTATCTGCATTGATGGACTTGTCACAAATATAAACATCGAAATGTGGTTTATCACCAACAATTAAAGATGTATATTTTGCACCCCATTCTTTCAATTGCTTTATGGTGAGTTCGGTATGGTCTGTGCCTGATACACCACCTCTTCCAGTCCAATATGTTACTTGATGTCCTTCCTCGAACAAAGTATTAATTCGAGAAATTCTGCTCATTAAAGGTTCTGCTTTTGCGTAATCGTGTTCTGCATTCTGGGTACAAATGGTGCCATCTATGTCCACAAAAATAATTCTCCGACTTCCGTTTGTCACCATTATTGCTTTAGCCTCGAGGATATTTTTCCACAAATAATTGGACTCTCTCCAAGTTCGGTCAATGTTTCAACGATTGATACTACTGAATTTGGATGTACAACTAGTATCATACCAATTCCATCGTTAAACACACGTTTCATCTCTTGGTCAGAGACTTCTCCCTTTTCTTGAATCCATTGAAACTCTTCTGGTTTAGCCCAATCATTGCTCCACTGAGGTCGTAGGTTAATATCTTCACCCAGAAGTCTGAGTAAATTATCTCTTCCGCCACCAGTAATATGGGCAATCCCGTGAACCTTTTTCCTATGCCGTGATAGTACCGCTAGTATGGATTTTACATAAATTCGTGTAGGCGTTAATAGTTTCTGTATCAGAGCATCGTTTTGGTCTTGAGTGTTACGGTATTTTTGAGTCTGCCATACTTTACGAATTAATGTATATCCATTAGAATGAAATCCACTTGACTTCAAACCAATCATTACATCACCTTCTTTAATATTTGTACCATCAATAAACAAAGGTTTCTTAATAACACCTACACCAAATCCAGCGATATCAAATTTTCCGTGTTCCATCATATCGGGCATTATTGCAGTCTCGCCACCAATCAAAGGACAAGGTACTCCTAATTCAGCAAGCCCTTCGTTGATACCTGCAATCAGGTCTAGATAATTAATTTCGTGTACTCTTAACTCGTGTACTGCGAGATAGTCATTCATAAACAATGGAACTGCACCTGTACAAATGATATCATTGAATACCATCGCTACTAGGTCTTTACCAAGGTTCTTAATGCTCACACCATCTGCATCTCGATTATCGAGAAACAGTTGAATTTTTGTTCCGATTCCATCAGAACTTGATACTAGATAATCTTCTCCAATATCAACTGCTCCTGCGAAGCCACCTAACCAAGGCATCTTCATTGCTAAATTAACATTGAACATTTCCTGTTCTTGCAAGTCTACGCCTACTGACTGATAATCCATTATATATTCACCATCTCCCATCTGGACATTTGCTTGATGCTAGCCGAGTTTTTGCTTGAAGCATACACCCACAAATATCACAATAATTAATCCAACCCCGCCCCATTAAATCTTTACTATGAGGACAAACTTTACAGATAGCAAGCCTATCTTTCTGGAGTTGTCTTGCTTCATCACTATTTATCTTCTTCACAGAATCAATTACTCCCCACTTGGCTTTGTCCTCTTCGCAATCAGGACATTCTTTTTCTTCATATGTCTTGAGTGTCCAAGGATTTATTTTCTTAGCCATCGTATTGGGGATGCTCCTTACCCTTCACAACAATAAAAGGAAAGGTCTTAACTGCATCCTTCTTCAACTTCTTCCAAGCACCCTCACACAAAGAATTACGGGCTGCCTTTGCATCCATCTTTTTTGCAAAACCAGACTCAACAATTTTCTTTGTAGAAACTTGCTTAACAGCATAAACATCCATAACTATCGCTCCTTTTTAAGTTTATCTCTAAGTTCTTTCGCAACTCGATTTTTGGAATCTTTATTCCTTCTGCGTTTCTTCTCACTTGGTTTTTCATAAAACTCTCGAATCCGCAGTTCTCTAAACAAACCTTCCTTTTGAAGTTTTTTCTTTAAAATCTTTACTGCTTTTTCAACATTGTTATTTCTTACACGTACTTCCATCTAACCCTTTCTAGATATTATCTGCTTCTGATTTATCTAATCTTAGTTCTTGAAAGATAGGCAAAAACAATGAGAACGTATCGCTATTCTTGTCCTTAATCTTTTCATTATACTTCACTGAAATTATCTTCCCAATAAATTCATCAGGAGATTTCTTTCGGTCTTCATCAGTAAGTCCCGAGCCAACATTAACTTTAAGATTTCCATCTTTTGTTGTGCAACTTAGGGAGCCTACTAAACCTTCAATTCTTCCAGAACCCTCAATAACACCCTCGACTAGAAGGTCTGCTTCAAGTTCTGCTTTCATCTTCACTTGATATTTAGAACGCTTGTTCTCCCAAGGAGAATCACCATTTTTAACAATGATTCCTTCTTCCCCGGCTTCTAGTGCCTGTGAAAATAAGTCTTCTGCTTCTTCATAACTTCCAACCGTAGTTGCGGGAAGAATTTTAACTAGATGGTCGATTTGGACATTATAAACAGTTTCCATTCTTTCGTGCAAAACAGCAAGTCTATCGAAATATGGTATGTTGCATATTTCCGATTTGAAATCCGCAAGAGGAATCATATCCCAACACCACAATCTAACTCGTGATGCTTCTTCTTTTGATATTGTTCCTTTTACTGCTTTATTAAGAATGCCATTACCAGTCTTTCTATCTAATATCTTTCCAACATCATCTAGAACGACTAATTCGCCATCTAGAACTGCTCCGTGAAAATGTGTTATGTCTTCTAGAACGGCAGACTTATAAAATATTTGCATAACATATTCATCGAAAAGACCGTGGAGTTCTATAGTTCGTCCACTTCTTGAACGCACCTCAACTCCGCCCTCTTTATCAATAATAATATTTGCTCTCATACCATCCATTTTTGTCTGAACTAATGCGGGATATTTAATCGCTTGAAATGACTTCTGATTGAAGGCACTGGCTAACATACACGGATAGGTCTGAATGAAGTCTTTACCAAAGACTTTATTGACGGTGGCTATAGACACACCACACTTGAGGTCCTTCGTTACCACACGCTTTAAGACTTCTGCATCATCATCGTTCAGTCTGCCCAAAGTGTTCTTTAATCGACTGATAGCCGCATTGCCAGTCTCTTCTCTTGACGTTAAAACTTTGAGGCAACCCAATGCCCAGTCTAGTGACATTGTACCTTCTTTGCGGTCAAACTCTGGGATTTTTCGTTGATAATATTGCGTATAAGGGTCCAGGGCGGCCGTTAGAACACGCTTTAGAGTTTCATTATCCTTGTTCTCCTCAAGGGTCGCTTCCTTAAACAATCTTGAATTGTTACCTTCAAGCGTTTGTAGTATTTTGCTCACTTCTGTCATAAGTTTCTTTCTCCGCTAAATATTCAGTAAGTTCATTATAACCCCCTATGAGGGATTTGTCAACCACTATTTGTGGTATTGTCCTTACTTCTTTGCCTAGTTTCTCAAAAAGTTCAGCCAGTGAAATATCAATACCTACTATCTCTTCTGTATATGCTATTTCCTTTACCTGTAAAAGTGATTTTGCTTTGTCACAAAATACACAATTATCTCGACTATAAACCACTACTTCCATTTATTATCTCCTAAAAGAACAAGAAGGCCAGGGCTCCTACTGCTAGTACCCAAGGCCATAATTTCCATCCTAATCTAACTGAGGCGACAATCACTACAACAACAAGAGCAATTGTAAATCCTACCGATAACATCTGGACAAATATATCCCACTTATCAAATAAGAACTCAAATGTGCCTTCGTCTGTTATTGTAACTTCCATATCATCCCCTCTTTTAGTTATTATTTAAACGACTTAACCAACCCATTATCCAAATGATTCCTTGTATTAAAGTCATTCCTAAAAGCAAGTCTCTTGCGGCTTGCCATTTATTCATTGGAGCGGGTATTCAGAATCGAACTGAAATCAAAAGGTTGGAAACCTCTTATAATAACCATTATACGATACCCGCTATTTTAAAAATCTGTGATGACATCAACTAACCGTGCTAGTTTATTTTGAATAAAATAGTCATAGAGTTTTCTACGTGTTCCAGTAGGTTCCTTTGCAAACGCTGTTTGAATATCGTTCACGAGGTCTTGTGGAATCTTATCAAGATTAACTAATTGGTCGTTTCGTGCGAACCTCTCAGTCATCTCTGTAGTCGTACAAATCTCATCGGTCGATTGTGTCAACCAGATATCTAACTTCTTTTTAGAGATAGAATTCTGCCTAACTCCTTCAACAAGTACATCATCTGCACTCAAGAAGTTTGGTACTCCATCTCCTCTGTCTCCACGAATAGTATGTTCTTTCAAATACGCAACTGGATTAACGTGCTTTACAAATTTCTTCTGTGAAGGAGAATATTGGTTAACACCTCTATATTTATGTAGTTGAATGAAATCCTTATCGGAAGACAGTATCAACATCTTTTCAGTTGCGTGGTGATATTTACATATCACACCGATAACATCATCCGCTTCAGCACCCATAACTTCAACATATTTGTATGGAAAATTCTGTTTCAATTCCTCTTTCAACTTATCAAAGATTTGAAAAATTTCTTTCCAATCAAAAGGCGAAGCATCTCTGGCACCTTTACGACCCGCTTTATATCGTGGGAAGACATCTTTACGCCAGTAGTGTCTACTGTCGTTGCATAGGACAATCTCACCATATGTCTTATTGAATTGCTTCCTATAATTACGGAGACTATTCAACACCATATGGCGTAACAAATCCTCTGAAACATCTGCTTGGGTTTTTGCGTTCATCATCAAGGACCCAATCATCACTTGATTATAATCTACTAATATCATTTATTATCGTCCCTCTTTACTGTCAATTTCGTCAATAATTTCCCACAAGAATTCTCGTAGGCCCTGGACATCCTTAACTTTAACATCTTTGATTTCAAAGGTGACATCCTCACTGGTATATTTAATGTATCCAATTTCAAGAGCATTTGTGCCTGGTTTTACAGACTTTTCCTCTTCGGGTATTTCATCTACAAATTCCATATCAAAGTCCTTTCAGTTCACGAATAAATTCTTCATTTACATCTATTACTTCCCATTCTTTTATCTGTTTATACAATGCTGTTCCTTCATTAATCAGGTCGGACATAACATCTTGACATAAAGAGTAAATGGGCATCTTAATTAATATATCTATTATAACAGCATCAAAGTGGTTTGTCAACTCTTTTTTGATGGTTTCTCGATTTTTATTCTTAAAATCTAGGGTTCCATCCAATATCATTTCAATAAACTTCACTTTGGATTGAATTGTGCCTAGTTTTTCTCTGCCCTCTGCTTTTAGATATGTGTATCGTTCTACATATTTGGTAATACGATAGTCACAAAAGTCCTTGATGATATCAATAGGATTATTGTATACCTTCAAATTACCTTCGTGATTGATGACCGTGATGTTCTCGTTAATCTTCTTACGTAACTTGAACATCGATACAATCTGGTGGTCTTTGAGTTTCTTACCACGTTTTAATGTAATATCAAAGTTGAACCCTGTTTTATCACACTTATCAACATATGATACAATCTTGGATTCATCTTCCAGTTTGTCGAGGAGTAGCACATATGACTCACGGTTGAATCCAACTGGAACCTCTGTGATTTCTAATTTGGTCGTACCAGTAAGAACATATGTGCCCTCGCAATAAGTCGCATCTTGGTCCTCAAAGATTGTTCCAGAGAAGTCTGGATAATCTGGAAGGAGTTTTTCTTTATCAATATTTTTACCTTTAAGATACATCTGGCATAATCGTGCAATATCTTTTGGATTTCTAGGCTGAATTTCTGTAGCGAATCCAACAGCGATTCCTTTTATTCCATTCACTAGTACCCAAGGGATAATAGGAAGATAGAATGCTGGTTCTGGGTCTTCTGGGTCAACGGCTTTATCAGCGACCATCGTATCAGCAAAATACTGTTCAAAATTATTGCTCATTTTGACATACGTGTATCGTGGTGCCGCGGCATCAGGTACAAGTCTCGACCCGAAACTACCTTCACCATCCAGCAATGCAATGTTATTCGAGTGTGTCTGAACCATCTTTGTGATTGCTTCATTCAGAGAGGCATCACCGTGATGATAATTCGCAGTCGAAATCGTATTGCCACTCAGAGAGGCAGTTTTGATTCTTCCATTCTTAGCAGTTTTTAATGCTGTATAGAGAATCTTCCGTTGCGATGGTTTTAGACCATCAATCAGATGTGGAATCGCTCGACTATACAGGACATATTTGGAATAATCTTTGTACTGATTGTCGATAAGTTGAGTTACATTCATCATACCATTAACCATTTTTTCCTCGGGATTGGGTTTTTACCAAATGCAGTCTCAAGCGAATTGTTAGCCTCGCTATCAAATGCTAGAACTTCTGTCACTGGGTCATTTATCATCAAATCGTATTCATCCACTGAAAGACTACCTAGACCTTTATTATACTGTATTTTCCAGGAAGAGTCAAGCGATTCCGCAACAAAATCTTTGAGGTCGTAAAATCGTTTGATTTGCTTGGCTTTCGTAGCAACTACGATAGGTGATTTGATTAGGAGAACTCTCTCCTCATCAAACAATTGCTTCCAGT